TAAAGCGAAAAGCAAGTAATGCGAGGTCTTATAAGAAAGAAAATCCTCATATGTATTGTGGGCTCTACTACAGTATGTGTGCGGAGGCCGTAGCTGTTAAATTTGCACCCATTTTCGGGTCTAGTTATCTGATCATGGAATGCCGAGCGTAATGAAAGCACATTTTCCTTTCCCCCGAGAGGTTACACAATCAATTATTTTATAAGAATGCAAAAACACAAAAAGATTTTGGCAGTTTCTACGGAATACGAAGCAAAACTGCAATTAATATTTATAATTTTCTACTTTCTTAATAATAAAAATTTAAAAATTCAAAAAGATTTTGGTAGTTTCTACGGAATACGTCGCAAAACTACAACTGACATTTATGTTGGTACTATCACAGTTGATAATCACTGGAGACAATCTATATTGCCTTGCTGTGGTAGCCTTTTGAAGTTTTTCCATAAAAACTTCCATCTTTTTAGCAAAGTATTTGATGTAAAACAACAAACCTTTGATAATCCTATCCGAGTAGGGATGAAAAACATTACCTGGTGTTCAGTGTTAGACACTGAGCGTTGTCTGTAACGCAAAACAATACAGAATAAGTAATCTCTACGGCTGAATAAAGCGTAGTCTCATCCTTTTAAGTTCCCTTCAAACGGAATTGTGGTTTGTGAACCATGGGAGTTTTTCTGAGAACAAATAAAAATTCCCGATTTACACGTGATGTCAACACGTATAAAAAGTACTACATTCACATTCTCTCTTAAATATGGTTACGACTTATATGCAAAATATTGATAGCGCGTGCCCTGCTTTGCAGGAAGACCTCGATTTCGGTCTTGGTGTTATTAATTACAGCATTTCCTCGCGAATTTTAGATTCAGAGTTGATAGAAGTGACTACAGAAAGAAAAGAGTGTATTAATGAGAGCTATAATGCTCCTGATCCGATAAGTGTATATTGTTTGTCTTGCGAGCAGTGGTACCAAGGGTATCACATATGTGACGTTCCGCGAGATGAAGTGCCTTTTTGCTTTTTGGATCCTAATTTTAGAAAATTCTCCAGATATTCACTGGAACAGTATGATGTCAAAGGACGCTTGTTGAGCGAGGGCATAGAGCCCAATCCAGGACCAACTGTTCTATCGTGCACGCGACTGCCCAAGTCAGATCCGAGGTGGCAGCGTTTGAGCGAAAGAAGAAGTAGATTGATGGAGAAAAGAAACACCCAATATATGAATTCACTCAGGGAGTTAAAATACGCTCCTGAAGGACTGCTTGGAGTAGGACTAGACGAAGAGTCGAAAGATTTCTTACAGAGCTTGGTTTACCAACTAGGTGAGGTATTTTCCGCTGGAGTTGATCTCAATTTCAATTTCGGAATAAAAGATAGCTTTGTCAAAGTCGTTGAGGCAGTTAGGAGTGCTGGTGAGTTCGTTAGTGATTTATTTAAATACATTATGTCTGTTGTGGTTTCGAATATCAGAGAAGCGCTTAGACCTGCGTTTGAATTTCTGGTTGACCTTTTCCCCGTATATAAGCCCGAGGGGCTATTATCGGACGCGTTTTCCATGGCGTACTTTTCGGAGACGCTTGGGAAGCACGTAAGTGAGAAGAACTTTATATCGTTTGTGAACAATTTTAAAGCGATGAAGGATGTCTCCCATAATACGCAAGGTGCATTTGACTTCGTTTTTGGCTATATTTCCAAGTTGATAGAATTTTTGACTGTCCACTTTGGAATTGAAATGCCTCGATTTTTGAAAACCGGCAATGAAGACTTGGACCATATGTACGTTAGGTTTAAAGAACTCCGTTCATGTTACAGAAATGGGGTTTCAACGGACTATGCGTTTGCTGAAAAAGTGTTCTGGTTGCAGACTGATTTAGAAGGTCTTGTAGGAAAATATTCCAAGGACCCGCAGATCAGAGACAAATTGACTTATTTACTTACGGCGTTTAGACCTCTCGTGGATTACTGTGAGAGGAATACTAACGTGGTAAACGGACCTAGAGTTGAGCCCCTAGCTATTTTGATAGGGGGGCCCTCTGGAGCTGGGAAATCCACGTTCACGTCGCCTGTACTGTTAGCAGTCATGGCTCAGATTTTGCCCAAAGAGTTGCTTCCAGAATTTAAAAAGAACCATAATGATTTCATGTTTTTCCGTGCCAATGAGAACGAATTCTGGGACGGATACAAATTAAGGAATGCTGCTGTTGTCTACGATGACTTTGGTCAGCGCAGAGACACTGCAGGTAATCCTAATGCGGATGCTTTCGAGTCGATCAGGCTAATAAACACTGCACCATATCATTTACATTTTTCTTCGATTGAGGAGAAGCAGAAAAATTTTGCTAATCCAAAGGTCGTGTTTGCGACCACAAATAGGAGGAAATTGCATTTTGATTCAGTAGTGTGCAGTGAAGCGATTGTTAGAAGGTACAAGCATGCCTATATTCAAGTCCCTAAGATTGAATTTTCAGTCGAGCAGGGGTTGGTGTTAGCCGATCCTTGGACTCGTAGATTAGATTTAGAAAAGGTGAGGGCAGTATACCCCATTGATCCAGAAGATCCCTTGAGCTTTGTGCGGGAGGAAGTTATTGAATTTCTTCCTTGGGATTTTGCAACCGGTCAGGGTGTTAATATTGGTACCTCATTGTCTTTTGATGAGCTAGTTACAAAAGTGGTTGCCTCTTCTAGAGTGCAAGCTGCCAAAGGTGACATGATGCTCAAATATCATCAGGCAATAAAAGATCGATACCTACCTGAGGGCACTTCGTGTAGTGAAGAGTTTTATGATGCTCGAGACGATCCCGTAGATCCAGGGGATGCAAAAGATCTGTTAGACAAGTTGTTAAACGTCGATTTATATGATAGATTTATGCACGTTTCAGGCATAGATATACGTAGAACTTTGAGCTCCGATAGTGCTAAGGTGCTTTTAAAGCTTGGAGCCTTTGCTTCAGGCCTTTATGCAATGGTAAGAGTCTATAAACAAGTAGCGTCCTGGTTTGAACCAAAGCCAGAGTCCACCTATGGGAAAAATAAAGGTGACACGCGAAGGTTAAAGAGACAAGCCAAAGCAGAGAAGCGAAAAGAAGTGAAGAAACAAGAAATCAAGGTTGCGGGAGAGTCGTCTGCATTACAGAGTTATGACTGGCTCACGTCGTTGATGAAGAGGAATATATATTCGATTTATTACGACGGGGATTGCCAAGGTCAGGTACTCTTTTTAAAAGGGACTACTTTCCTGTGCCCAGCACATTTTGATTATGATTTTGTCCGGCGGTTGGCGGATTCAGATGAAGAAGATGATTCTCCGTGTGTAGTACAGTTTAGAAGCATGTGGAGCGAGTACGCGTCTTTTTCTGTTGATTGGCTGGACATAACTTATTTTCTTTGTAACAAGAACATGGAGGATATGGACTTGATGGTTGCGAAAGTGGACCCTCTCGTCTGTAGACCTCATAGAGACATTACCAAGCATTTTGCGAAGTCGTCTCTGTTCGAAAAAGGAAACAAGTACGAAACAATGATGCCAGTGAAGAGAAATGGTACTGTCATTTTGCTGTCTCACCAGGTCAATTTAACAGGTGATGTAAGGTATGCAACCACAGCAGAAGATGGTGCCAGTATCTCTTTGAGGACTAGTAGTATTATGTATGTAGCTCCAACTCTCAGTGGAGATTGTGGCTCGCCTCTCGTTTCCACAGATGGAAGGTTTGGTATCCCGACAATAGTGGGAATACACACTGCTGGTTCTCTGAACAATTATTTTGGAATGGGAACTAATAAATCTTGCGCTGGAGTGTTATTAAATAAAGAGTTGGTAGAAGAACTCTTGTCTTACATGGATGATGATTCTCAGTATGAGGAAAACATTCAAGTGACAAATGAAGTCTTCACGACTCAGGGCTTTAATGCCCTTAGATTAGCACAACAGCCGCATATGCCAGTTGCCACTAAGATTGTACCTTCTCCTTTTCAAGGAAAACTATGGCCGGTAGTTACAAAGCCGGCGCACCTAAAGTCTTTCAAGGGAGTTGATGAAACAATAGTGGACCCACGCGTTAAAGCACAAGTTAAGTATCTCCATAGTGAGCCTTTTTGTGATTTGGCAATTATTCGGAGTATAGCTCCATTTGTTGCCCGTATGATTCTGAAGAATAGAGTCATGGCCCCTTGGAGGCCGAAGATATTCACATTTGAGGAAGCTGTGGGAGGAATACCTGGGGTTGAGTTTGCTGAAGCAATCTCCCGCTCTACCAGTCCTGGTTATCCTTATTGCCTAGAAAAACGAGTTTGTGATGATAACTCGGTGGCGACCGGGAAGAAGTACTGGTTTGGTGACGGGGTCGATTACGACTTCTCCAATCCTAGATGTGCTGAACTTAAATTAAAGGTGGAGAAAATAGCCGAAGATGCTAGCAAAGGGATACGAAACGAGTTTATTTTCGTAGACTGTCTCAAAGATGAGAGAAGACCAACAGCAAAAGTTGACGAAGGTAAAACCCGACAATTTATGGCATGTCCAATGGACTTTCTCATTGTTGCGAAGCAGTATTTTGGTGATTTTGTTAGACACGTGTGTAGCAACAAGATATTCAACGGAGTCGCAGTAGGAATAAATCCTTATGATGAATGGGGCACTTTGGCCTCATATTTACAAAGGGATGGTACATTCGTTTTTACTGCCGGAGATTATAGTGCATACGATGGTAAAATACCCACCACCATTGGTCTCCATGTTCTTGAGATCATTGAGTCATATTACGTGAACGCAACTCAGCGAGAGAGAGACATAAGGAAGATATTATTCCTTGATATTATAAACTCTCTGCACATAGCTGATGGGGTGGTTTACGAATTTAATGGAGGTAATCCCTCCGGTCAACCTTTGACTGCTATTTATAACTCTATTTGCAACATTTTCCTATTATATGCGTGCGCGGAGAAGAACCGCATTGACAAAAAGATGGAAATTACTGTTGAAGAGTTGTTCGAAAATTCTTCAGTCATTACCTTTGGTGATGACAATATAGTTGGGTACAGGTCCCTGTTAGGGGACTGTTTTGAACAGAACAACCTGACCAAGTATATGAAGGATATGTTCGACTTTACATACACCAATGAAGCTAAAACAGAGGATACAGTCACAGCTCGTGGACTGCAGGACATAACTTTCTTGAAAAGAGGGTTTCGTTTCGAGCGCGGCTATGACTGTCCTTTGCAGTTGGATGTAGTTTTGGAGACTTTGAATTGGCAGAAAAAGAACGCTACAACTAAGGAGATGGAAGAGAGAGTAGACGGAGTTCTTAAAGAACTCTCGCTCCATGGAAGAGCTGTTTTTGACGAATACGCTCCGACCATTCTCCGTGTGTGTCATGAGGTGATGGATTATTTGCCACCTTATCAAACATACAAACAGGCTCGCCTGATAAATATAGGCTTGTCTTTATAACCTTCTCGTGATGTGATAAATTTCCACGGGAATACTTAAATAGAGTCCTGAGAAGACTATAAACTCTCATTTACGTCCTGGAATGACGTTAAACTTCTGCTTCTTGAAGAGAACTTAGGTGCTATGCAATGTTCGCTTGAAAATGTACCATATGCATTCAAGATTAAATCCCTGGGCTATTTAGCCTTACTACCAGGATGGGGAGGAGAGACACCAATATCCAGGAAAGCGAATAGCGCAGTTGCTAGTGAGCAACGTGGCTGCGTGAATTTTATCGCTCGCTACTAATCATGAAAATACATTACCCACGTCTGCGGACGTGGACAACAAAATTATCGGTGATGTTAAGCCATTGGGTTCTACCACCTTCATCGATAATTCAACGACTTTGGTCTCTGAAACCCGAGAGGTAATGCCCTACACAGAGATCATGTCGCAAGTGGTGGATAATAATGACATTTCAGACTTTATGAGTAAGCCGGTTATTCAAGCGACATTTACGTTCGGAACTTCGAACGGTTTCAATGATGTTGTTAATTCTGGCTCCATTGCTGATTTGATGGAAGCGACGCCCATTTGGTATCGCAAACTGGCAGGATATCGTATGATTCGCGGCACAGCTGTAGTTAAATTAGTTGTCAACGCGAATCCTTTTCAACAGGGAAAATTGCTTTTGCATTTTCTTCCTTGTTATAGGAACATGCCTAATTTAACCCGTACCATGCATAATGGTTTAATGACTGTTAAAACTCAGCAACCTTCGGTAGAGCTAGACTTATCGGATGGGACGTGCGAATTGAGGATTCCCTATGTTGCTCCAACTTTGTTTTATGACAGAGTGTCGGGGTTTGATTGGGGAACTTATTTTGTGTCAGTCCTGTCTGAGTTTAAAACAGGAAGCGGAGGTTCATTAGATGTAGAGTGCAACGTTTTTCTATCCTTTGAAGATGTGCAGTTGTCAGGTCCTATTTTTGGACCGGAGGGAGGTTCTACGAAGAAGAACGCTCGCGCTGTCAGAAAAGAGAGAACGAAAGTATCGCGTTCGGGTACTGTCACGACTATATTGGACTCTGTTTCAGATGCTTCAGGCGTGTTGTCTAACATTCCTATTATTGGGAGCTATGCTAATGTGTTCTCTGGTGTCACTAAAGGTTTTGCTGATATGTGTAACGTATTTGGATGGTCGAAACCAATATCGGATCAGGTTGCTAAGCCTGTGGATATTCGTCCTTTGCGACACATGCAGAACTTTGATGGTGCTATGAATGCAGATGTATTTGCTCTTGGTTCCAATCCTATGTTACCTCCAACTGCTGAATTTGCTGGCACTTCGGTAGACGAGATGTCTTTCTCTTATTTGAAGAAAATCCCGGCTTATATAAGCAAGTTTGAATGGAACGGAACCCAAGTACATGACACATTATTGTCTTCTATTGAAGTTGGGCCAAAATACCTGTACGGTGAAGATTCTTTAATCAAAGCCGGATATAGGTACTATTACAGAGCTGCGCCTCCTGCATTTCACTTGTCGAAGTATTTCCACAATTGGAGAGGAGGCATTAAGATACATTTTAAGCTCGTAAAAACACAATTTCATTCAGGGAGACTGCTCATATCGTTCTCAACTAAAGACGAGACCATTTCTAATGCTGCGTCAGCCTACTTGCTACGAGAGGTTATTGACGTTAGAACGATGAATGAGTTTACCCTCACAATCCCTTATATACGTTCCACCAATTACTTGATGTATGACGAAGGAGACCTAGATCCATCGTTTGATCTTGAGACCCTGGGATCCCTTTCTATTAGAGTTTTGAACGAATTGCGATCTCCTGAGACGTGTTCTCAATCCATCGAGGTTCTCGTGTTTGCTTCTGCAGCCGATGACTTTGAGGTGGTTTATCCACGACAAACTAAAAACGTATTGTTCTCTCCTGAGTCTGGTTTAACGGAGGCGGTTGAGAAAAATTTGGGGGAGCATGTTATTGGTGATGCGAAAAAGGATCGGGACTCATTGGCTCCCAACATGATGTCCTTTTCTGATCCATTTACGTCTGTAAAACAGCTTTTGGACTGTAGCAGGCAGATATATTTTCAGACAGCAGGAGCTCCACTAGCTGGAGGCTTCTCGCTCGATCCTTTTTCTTTAGGTGCCATCGCCACCACCCCATTTATTGATTTTCCAACTCCTTATGGACTTTACGGAGACTATGTCTCTGAATTGTCCGCTGGGTACGCCTTTTCCCGTGGGGGGATTCGTATCTCAGTTCCATACTCGGATATTACTGCTAACTATTATGTAGCTCTAGTGGTAGGAGAAGACCAATCAGTATATGGAGGTTATGAGGAAGTTATTCCTTATACCTACACAGGCTGGGATCCTGACAATGGAAACAAATACCAAGCTATGATCACAGGTAGAAATGGACAATGGTCCTATGACGTTGTCGTGCCTCATTATGGCATTACTCCTTTGAGACTGAACAGATATAAGTCGTACAACGCTACTGATACAGCTATGGACGTGAACAAATGTCATTTGCATTTCACACCTAATGGACAGGCAGGGAACTCGATTTATCCGGCATTTAATTCGCGGATTTTAAGGTCCGGCGCAGATGATTTGTGCCTAGGATATTTCATAGGTTTCCCACCAGTTTATGATCGTAGGATTGAAGAATTATAGTAGAGCTGACTACTGTCAACAGCAACCCCTTGAGAGGTTTTTATAATCGACCCCTTTAGGGGGACGGAATGAATTTTTTAACTCGCAAGTGGTTTTTAATTGCCACATACAATGTGAATCGATAAGGCTCCATCGTATGGAGTGCTGTTAGATCGTACACATTGGTGACGCCGAATATTAAGTCCGGTGGGGTGACG